TAGAATCAACAGCCTGAGACAAGAAATCAAAACGTATAACAGTAGCATGAACGCCCATTATATCAACTTCAATATTATTAATCTGCCTTGGTCCTACTGATTGTAATGTTTGCAAAAAAGTAATATCATAGGCAAATTGTCCTGCTATTTTAGACTGTATTTCAGAAAATTTATCTATAAAATAATTATCACTGGGAACAAATAAAGTCTTCAGCAAATTAGAAATTCCCTGGATAATGCCACCTACAATTTTAGTTGGCAATTCCTTAATAGCATCAAAAACACTTACAAGAGTCGATATAATACCCGAGGTATCAATGTCGCCGTCATCATCAGAACCAGTATAACCACAGATACGACAAGGATAGGAACTGATTGTTTGCCCACAGTTGGGACAAGGGAAGTCGTCTCCTTGGCCGGGAGGAATGGTTCCGCCGGAGCCGAAAAAAAAACAGAATTATCAGACTGTAAAATTACATTATATTTAGATGTAAGTATAGTATCATGAGAAACTGTTGAATTAAAAGGCAAATAATAAGCTCTCAAAACTGAATTATTATAAAATTCTCTTTTCCATGTCAAACCATTATCATCAGAATAAAAAACATAACAATCTAATATATTTCCTGTAGCATCTTTAAACACAATATCTTGCTCATAAATATCGTAATAATATGGTTTATAATTTATATTATCAACATATCCAATATAAAAGGCATTTTCCTTAAATACTACAACATAATTATTTAAGTTTTCATCTTCTATTTTTTGTAATACTTTTTGTGGTATTGAATCAGCAAAGACATTTATTGTAAAAAGCATTGTAAATATAAATATAAAAACAAATATTTTCTTCATTTTTTTCTCCTTTCAAAAGAATAACCCTGCCCTAATTGAATAGAGCAGGGCAGTTTGTTAATTAGAAGAACTTGTACACGATACGAGGTATTAAGGATACGCCTATCATAATAGCCATGATTCCAATACCTACAGGCAAAAGCACATTAAGATTCCCAGTAATGCTTTCTGTTATTGGTGCCAACATAGCAGAGGTAATAACTAATCCACCTTCCATAATTATGTACTCCTTTCATATAAATATTTTTAAAAATCTATAGAATAGGTAAAAGATACCTACACCTAACATTAGAAATATCAACAAATAGAAATATCCATTTAGTTGCAGAACAGAATCAACAAGTAAATCAAACTTTTCTAAACGCTGAATAATAAGTTCCTGATTTGAGACAATTTCAGCAAATTGTTCAGCTGATAAGACAAATACTTGAGATTCCATTAGATACCCGGAAACAAAAGTTCAACTTCTGATAAATATTTCAAATCCGTAAGCTTTAGAAGAATCTTACCTTGAGCATCAGATTTGATATCAAAATCAAACTCATACAAGCCAGGGACTTTAACAATGTTTTTTCCTTTGTCAAGAGGAACTGAACTCTTAGAAAACCTAATACCACGCTCTTTATCATCACCAGTAGGAGACAAATTATCTTTTAGCAAATAATGAAGACTTATTCCTTCATTATAACCAGTCTTTTGGTCGTTCTCCATACGGTACCCCTTTGCGAAAGTAAGGATACAATTTTGTTTCATTTTTTAACCTCCATTTAATTTTTTATTGGTTTACAAAACAAGCAATTATTAAGCTTGTCATAATCTTTTTGTTGTACAACTGTATTAGTGGATAATTCTTTGAAGCATTCTTGAATTTTACATCCTAAGAAGTAACAGCAAGGGACGCATTTTGAATCAATTAATATTCTTAAATCTCGACCGCTCATAAAATACTCCTTTATTTTTTCTGAGGCTTTAAAACGCCTTATTTGCGATTTTAACCCTATAATGATATAATGTATTGATAAAACTTTTTAAAAAGGTATAGACACAATATGACAGACACAGTAACCTTATAAGAATATAATAATATCCCTATAGGGATATGTCAAGAGAAAAAAAAGAAAGGAGGACAAATATTTTGTACAAGGAACTTAGAGAAAAATATAATCTATCTCAAAAACAACTAGCAGAAAAATTAGGAGTCTATCAATCCGCAATAAGTAAAGTTGAAAGAAAAGAAACACAACCGAGTTTTGAAAGCCTAAAAATGATTTACAGAGTTTTCGGAATCAAAGAAGTGGAAGAAATTCTTAAAAGAGAAGATTAAAAGAACCTTGTCGCAAAATATCTATAAGTACATTGAAAAACAAACAAAAAATAACCCTTGAAAAAATCAAGGGAAATCACAATTTTATGTCGCAAAATAGATACTTTTCCGACGTAATATTCCTATAGGACTTTAGACATCCATGAGAATTGCGTTATAATTTTCGAGATTATTAATCCATTTTATTGCAACAAATTCATTCTCGTAATTACATTTCGGAATGATACCACCATAATCTTGATGAACAATCTCAGGTGTTTTTAGTCCTTTAGAATTCAAATAACAACAAGTATGTAAGGGAAGAGATACCAAATCCTTCGTTATGTACTTACAAATATAGTTAGCAGCAGCATCTGAATTACGAATAGGCTCAACAGTTGTAAAACCAAACCTTTGAGAGAACTCATAAAAATCATAGACTTTAAGTCCTTTTTGAAGCTGAGACAAAATATAAAAAGGAAGCTTATTATATGTTAAGACAGCTTGTCCGTCAGCTTTACATTTTACAACATAATTATCATCTAAACGAACCAATGTAAACTCATGCAAATCAATATCTCTTATACCTTTCACAAGTCCATGAAAATGAATAGCACCGTCTTTATGAAATTCAGGAACAAGAAGATAACAAAAATCCGGATTTTTGCGTTTCTTATAATTATTAAAAAACTGTCCCATACGTTTCTTAACCTCTTTTAAATCATACCTGTCTATATTCTCATCAGAAAATGTAAATGTTACAAAGTAGTCCCAAGCATTGCAAAATGCATAATCTCTAATTTTAGTTTTGACACGTGCTATATTATTCAACAGTTTTTCTCCTTCACTAAATTCATTAAATTTCTTTTCTTCTTCAATCTCAACATCTTCAAAATGCATCTGCAAATCAGGAGGAATAAATCTTTCCTTATGAAAAACTATTTTATATGGGTTGTGCTTCTTCAATGGGTAATAATATACGTTAACCGCACCATATAATTTCATAATTCAAACCTAAGATTTATAATCTTCTCTTATACCTTTAAAAACAACATAACCAAGAGAATCATAAACATTAAACAGATATTTACTAGTTTCAATCATATCATCTAACAAATCCATTTTACCTTTATATTCATCTAAGCTATCAGAAGTAATAATTAAACATTCAATTTCATGATTAACCCAATATCTACTCATGCTTAAACCTCCTTTAAATATCTTGAACTAAAATAATTCTTACCTGTCTTTCATCCTTACTCAAAACTAACTCTACCTGTATAAAATCAACATGAGTTAATACACAATATTTATCTACAATAGCATCTTTCAATTCAAAATCACTTAAAGCTAAATCTTCAATACCTGAATCAGGAATTCCACTTGCATAAATAAAAATCATATTTAAACCCTCTCACAAAGTTCAAATAAACGGAAAAATTCAACATTATCAATAAAACAACCATTAAGCAGAGCAGTGCAATAACCTTTTAATCTATTTGATTTACAATCAGATGAAAGATATACATGCTCAACTGCAAATGTAAAACCACCTTGAAGCATTCTACTCATTTCAGATGAAACACCATCTTTAAAATTAATTTTAATTTCATCTTGCAATTCCATTATTTTTACTGCATTTTCAAAATCTTTGTTAATTTCCATTCCTTTAGACATTTTATTTTCTCCTCTCTAGAAATAACCTTATAAGGTTATTTTAATTATAATATTCCTATAAGATTATGTCAAGTACAAATTAAGTCACTTTTAATAATTTTAGTCAGTACTGAATATCAAAAAACGAATCGTAAGTATTTTATATATTTTTTATGCACCCAAACGGGGACCAACGTCGTTTCGAAAATTACTTTTAGTAACAAGGGAGACATAAAAACTAAAAAAGTAAAAAAATGAAAAAAAGAAAAAAGAAAAATAAAAAACAAAAAATAAAAAATTTAATAGGATTATCGTTAGAGATAGGTGACTGAATAATGATACTATGTCTAGTAATTGCAAGAGCTATGCCAACGACTAGCGGAGCTGAAAGACCAAGATAATCAAGGAAGCATAAAACTATTGAAATTTAAAAGAAAAATATTTTTTACAAAAGTACAAAAGTGACGGCGCTACAGCCGCGAGTAAAACTAACGAAAATAAAAATTCATCACCTACACAAGGGGAGACCCCTTGGAACCCCCTAAAACACTTTCTTCAAATAAAATGAGGGAGTAGGAGAGCAGGCAACTTTAATTGTAGAAACTATACTAACAAGCAAAATCAACGATTTTAGGCTTTAGCAGGCAAAACTCAACGAGGCTAACCGCAGAAAAATTTTCGAAAATTCAGATACCAGGGTTCCACCCCGGACCCCGCTAATATGGGGAATACCCCATACCCCAATAGACAAAAAGAAAGTTATCTTGCAAAAAAATGCTTCATTGGACGCTGATGCAAAAGGATCACAGAGCAGCCATTAACATTTTTGCAAGATAACTTTCAAAACTAACCAAATAAATTATTGATACTAACAACATTTCTATCAGAATCACTAGTTATACGCTCACCATTATCAATACCATAACTATTATACAAACTTCTGATATAATTAGACTGGATGAAACTTTCAACCCGTAAAGGTCTTATTTTCCTCTTTTTATCAATATTCAATTCTTCAGTAAGCATTTCATAATCTTCTTTTAAATACCACCTAATTTTAGTATACCGACCAAAGAGAGTTCTAACTTTACCATATTCAATTGTAAGACGTCTAATAGTTTTATGGACAAGTTCATGGTCCTGGCTACACCAATAGAACATCTTACCGTTACCTTTACGATTAAGCGTTAGAGCTTCGCGAACCTCACGAGAAAAGACCTTGTCAGTAGCCGGAAAATCGTTTTGAACTTCATCCCATAAAAAGATAACAGGCTTATCATAATGCTTTGTAATTACGTTAATGTTCTTCAAAGGGAAGTCTTGAATACCCAATCCAAAGTTTGAACATATATAAATTTTATCACCATATTTTAACCTATAATTAATTGCTAGATTAGTAAGTGCAACAGTTTTACCTTGACCATACATTCCTGCAATACACCGGATACCAAACAAATGAACAGGCTTACCATATTTTTTATAATTATAAAAATCCCATATTTTCCACTTTATGAAGTCTAATAATTTGATTGTTTCAACTTCATAAAATTTATGAATTAATTTTAATATTTTCTTTTTCATTATAATCTCCTAATTAATTTAATAAGCTGTCCGCTCGTAAACTTTGCGGACAGCAAAATTAAATAAAATTAATTAACACCAGGTATCTTTTTATATATCCATTCAACAACAGCATAAACCATATGTATAGTTATCCAAGTAACAACACTACCGATTAAAAGAGAAAAAGTTACCTGACCGCATATCCATATGCCATACGAAATAATATTAAACATAGAGTCAATAACTAAAATTTGTTGTGATACATTAGGCAAAGCCAAAATCAACGTAGTTACACCATTTAAAAGAATATTTAATATACCCTCAATAATCATTATTTATCACCACCAGTAAGCAAATTTTGACCTTGACCACCTATTTGCAATATTGAATGACCTGTCATTTCAAATAGAGGAGTACCCCTTAGAAGCTTAAATACATTATTCACATGATAGAGCAACAACAAGAAATAGAGCCAGGCTTGAATAAATGGACGAA